CGGTAAGTGGACGATCCCGCAGCTCGCCGCGAATGTCATTGCCTACTCTCTCCAGTGTCGTCCGCTGAAAATCATGATTGAAGAGACCGCTTCGGCTAAGTATTTCGTGGAATATCTACGCTTAGATTGCCGAGACAAGGGGCTTAATCTCCCTCTTGACTACATCAAGGTCAACAACCAGAAAGATGCGAAGCAAACCCGAATTCGAGCAATGGCCGGCCACGTTAAGAATGGCCGCTTAAAGTTCTTTGTTGGCCTCCCGTATTGGAACAAGCTCGTAGAGCAGAGCACGAAGTATACCGGATCAAAACATCAGCATGACGACTATCCAGACACGATGGCCTTAATGTGCAACTGCTTTGCGAGTAAATATCTGAGCATTCCTCCAGCGGCGATCCCAACTACACAGCATTCTGTCGTTGCTTTACTCGATAGGGATGTGGCTATGTCGAGTCTGGAATCTCTCGGTCAGGAATATGTCACGCAGGAAGAAACAATGGGAGCTGAATTCGCCTAATGGGATTTGAGACGCTAGAACAGGCCATCCCTTCGGGTGAAGCGCAAGCGGACATTCTCCCTGCTCAGGTAGAGTTTCAAGACCCCTGGGCTGATGAAGTTGCTTTAGGGATTGTTCTCGCAGACATCAATTCGGGAATTAGTTTTGAGCAGGCCAAGAATTTTGTTACCAGAATGGAAACCGCAGATGACCTGATAAGGGGTTATGTGCGGGTCCGCAATTGGCCCAACACGGATAAAGCCCGATCCGCCCTTAGTGTGCCAGTCTGTATGGAAGCCTGCGAAAAGCTGATGCCGTTTATCTGGCTTTCCATTTGGGGCAGCGGGAAGGATCCATTCGAGGTAACGCCGAAGGGCCACACGAAACCAGAAGTTGCGAAGGTATGGCAAAGCATTCTTCGCTGGGCAGTTCGAGTCAGCAATTTTAAAGAGGGTTCGCGCCTAACCCTAAAGTCTATTTTGCAGTATGGGTTTGGATGTGGGTTTGATGGCTGGGAAATTGACGAAATCGAGCAGCGCAAATACATCCGCACCGAAGCGGGAACAATTGCTCGTGATACCAAACTTCCGAAGCACACGATCCAAAGGCCCACATACGAGAATGCCAATCTCCGCAATGTAATCTTTGATCCATCGTGTAACTGCCAAGACCCCAATTCGGGAAGATGGATTGCGAAGCGCATCAACATCACGGCTTATGACCTTGATGACATGCGCGAGGATGATACTTACAAAAACATCCCAACACAGGAAGAGTTAAGGCAGATACTCGCATTCAAACAAGAGCCGGCTGAAGATTCCATGCAGCCGCTCAAGCCGAATCAGACGCGAGAATATCAAGCTCAGGATGACAAGCTCCCAAGCTCAAAGGATCCCCTGGCCTCGCCTCTGGAACTGGTGGAATATCGCACTCGTGACCGCATCGTTACGGTTCTCCAGAGAAAGATAGTTGTCCGCAACGAAGAGAACAAGTCTGGAAGTTTGAGCGTTCATGGGTGCGCGTTTATCGACGTTCTTAATTCTCTGTTTGGGTTTGGCGTCCCAGCTCTTCTAAATGGTGAACAGAGATTCCAGCAAGGCGTACTGAATACATGGGTTGATTCTCTTGCCCTTCTATTGAATCCCAGTTTCCAGCAAGTCAAGGGAATGGGAAGCACAGGGCAAAACATCAGCATCGCTCCCGGTCGCGTAGTCTCCACGGAAAGCGAACTGAAGCCGCTGGTAGTCCCCGATGTAAGCGGAACTGCAGAAACGGCTATTGAAGCCAGCCAACAAAGGGCGTTTCGCCGCATCGGGGCTGAAGGCGGCACGAACATGCCTTCCCAGGCTCTTAGGACGGGGTCGGGTGTACAGGCGTTTCAGGGGGACATTACCCAGAGACTTCAATACTTCATGGAGCAGTATCTCAATCTGGTATTTGTTCCCGTTTTGAAAGCATATTTAGTTCACTGCTGCGAAAACCTTCAGCCTGAACAGATCAATGACATTCTGAGCGAAGAAGAGGGTAAGGCATTTCAGGGCGAAATTCTTGATGTTTATAACGCGGATGTGGCAATCGAGATTATTTCTGGAGTCAAGCTCACTACGAAACAAGCTGCGGCGCAGATGGCCCCAATCATTATTCAGGCAATGGCGAACTCTGCAATCCAGCAATCATTGCAGATTCAGGGCACGAAGTTCGATTACGCCACGTTCACTGAAGAATGGTTTGAATTGATGGGCTGGGACATCGACACTCTCTTTGTTCCTATGACTGCAGATGATCTGAAGAGACTGCAAGAGCAGAACCAGGCTATGCAGGCCGCTCAAGGGAAGCTGATCCAAATCGGAGCGCAACACCAGGCCGACCTAGATTCAATAGACCAGAAAGCTGCAGCTCAGGGCCAACTGGCAGTCTTGAAGTCAGTTGTAAAGACTCACGAAGCTGCTGGCATGGCGACTTTGGAGGGAGGCGCAAATGGAGTTTAACAGCGAAGCGCAGCGTATGGCGGTAAAGGCTGCGTTTATCCGCATCACCTCTGATCAATCATGGCAGGTCTTGCGAGTGTTTGCAGATGACTGCGTTAGGGAACTCGAACAAAAAGCCCTCATGGAAGACAACGAAGATAAGGCCAAGACTTATCGTCACGATGCCAGAGGAGCTAGAAAGTTTTGGGACAACTTCTTGAGGCAAATCGATCTCGCCAAAGGCGCGGAAAGCGGAGAAAACTTTTTAGAGGTGGTGATGTGACTATGAAACATACAGAAGCCGAATTGGAACAGCTCTCTCTCGACGATATTAAAAAACATGCTGCCGAACAAGAAGTTGAGCCGGTAAAGGAACCCGTTAAGGTCGATGATGAGCCAGAAATCTTTGTCGCTCGGCGCGAACTCGATTTAGGCGATGGCGCGGGAGTTGAGGTATTTGAGGCTGAAGGCGCAACCAAAGAAGATGCCGTCGAAGCGCTGCTGGACAAGATTGCGGACGCGAAGCTGAACTCCACAAAAAAGATTCGCCAGCAAGAGGCCGAACTTAAAGACCTCAGAGCGCGTACCGCTGAACCTCCAAAGCCAAAAGCCATCAGCGACGATGACGAGTACACCTTTTCCCAGGAACTCTCTAAAAAGCCTCTCGCCACGCTGAAGAAGATGTGGAAGGAATTAACCGGCTACGAAGTAGAGGACTTCGTTACGGCAAAGCAGGCAGCCGACGCGGTTATCACGGCTCAGAAAACCAATGAGGCCATTCAAAGATTTGTTGCCACGCATGAGGATTACGAAGATGCGGGCGAGTCTGGACTGAGAAACGGCGATCTGATGAAAATGAAGCTCGCCCAACTTGGACTCCCAATTACTTCAGAAAACCTTTCAAAGGCTTACTCGCAATTGAAACAGAGTGGATTACTGCTGCTCAAAGGTGAGGAAGCGAACTCTGACACGAATGGGAAAACTGTGGACACTGAGCGGATTGCCCAGCCCAAAGTGGAACCAGCGCCTCAGAGGACGAAGAAGACATCGACTATCGGAACGCACAGCAGAACAACGCCTACGCCTCTGCATACCGAGCCTTCTGAGGACGAACTGTATTCCATGCCTATGGACAAGCTCAAACAGCTTGCCAATAAGCAGCTTGCGGCTCGTTAACTTCCTTTAAGGACAAACACACATGGCATTACCCACAGCAGCGTCAGTAATCAGTTCTGGACTGGCAGGGTATCCTACCGTCTATTACAACCGGACGGCAGAAGACACCCTGCAAAGCAATCTCTTCTTCTACCCTAGTTGCGATTTGCGCGTTATGCCGGATATGTCCGGTGTGGCCATGCAAATCTTCAACTACTTGAAGATGGGAGCAAACACCACGGCGGTAACGGAAGGCACTCCCGCCGCTGGACAAACCCTCACCCAACAGGTGAAGACGATCAATCTGGCGAACTTTGCCGATTACGTCTCCTTCTCGAACAAAGTAGTTCTAACGGCTATCAGCGACACGGTTGCCGAAGGCTCGGCGCTTTTGGGCTATCGCGGAGCATTGTCAGTTGACAACATCACTGTAGCTGCCTATGACACGGCTGCGAACGGCGATGCGGTCGCCAACATCGCTGTAAACGACGGCTCCTACATGACGGCTGCCCTTGCCCGTAAGGGCGCATGGCAGCTCCGCTCAAAGGATGTCAAACCGAAGGCGAATGGCCTCTTCTTTGGAATCTGCAACTCACTCAATGCCTATGACCTGGTAAACGATGCGAGTGCGGGCGGATTTACCGATCTGCAGAAGTACAACGATGCCACTGCCTCAAACAATCCAGCTCTTGCTGGAATCAAGGGACAGCGGATCGGCAACATTGGAGGCGTAGAGTTTTACGAGTCCAATGCTGTTACTTCTTCGGCTAACTGGCAGGGCAGCGGCCATATTGCGTACAACACGTATGTAATCGGCCATCAGGCCATGTACGCGTCGTCTCTGGGAAAGACCAACCTCAACCAGAAAAACTTCTCGGTTACGGTTCGTCGGTATGACCAGGGCAACTCCATCGACGTGGCCGGACTGATTGCTGCGGCTGCGTTTTACAACTTCTTCTATGGAGTTGTGACCACGCCGGATACGTCCGCTACCATCAACCATTTCCGCCGCTTTCAGGTGGAATCTTCCATCGGCTAATCTCCTAACCATCGACGGAACAAAACTGCAACTACTTTTGT